TTATTTAAAAGAAAGTAAACGCAAGCCATTTAAAATCACTAAAATCGTTGAGCCTTCGTGTCCAACAACACCAAGCGGCAAGTTAACTACCTGAAAAACATTGGCTAAAATCAATAAGGTAATCACAGATAAGGCAAAAACAATATTTTGTTTGATAATGGTCTTCATTTTGCGGGAAAGTTGAATCGAAAATGGAATACGAGTCAAGTCATCCATAATCACACTGTCTGCACTTTCCATTGCAATATCTGTTCCTGATCCAATAGCATAAGAAACATCTGCTTGAGCAAGGGCAGGAGCATCATTAATACCATCTCCTACCATGGCCACAAAACCATATTTGGTCTTTAATTCTGCTAACTTAGCCACCTTATCTTGAGGCATACAGTTGGCTACCACTTCATCAATACCAAGTTTTTGTGCCACATAATTGGCGGTTCGTTCTTGGTCACCTGTTAACATGACTGTTTTGATTCCCATGGCATGAAGAGACTTAATAGCACGTTTTGATTCTATTTTGATATCATCCAAGAGGGCATAGTAAGCTATCAATTGATGGTCACGTGAAACAAAGATTAGGGTTTTCCCTTGATTTTCTTCCACTTGAATAGTTTCTTCAAAAGCTGATAGGTCTTGAACCTTTTCCAAAATGAAGGTTTTCTTGCCAATTCGCCATTCTTGCCCTTGATAGAAGCCCTGAAAACCTTTCCCAGAAATTTCTTCTAAGTGGTCAAAGGTCAGTGGCTCCAATTTTTCAGTGTATTCAAGAAGGGCTTTAGAAATGGGATGGGTACTAGCAGTCTCTGCTCCTTTTACCAGTCTATTCACGAGCAACTCATCTTCCAAATAATGAGCATTCACAACAGAAGGTTTTCCTTGGGTGAGCGTTCCCGTTTTATCCATGACAACAGCCTTAATATCTCCCATGTTATCGACAATATCCCCTCCTTTGATAATCAATCCCTTTCTGGCTGCACGAGAAATAGCAGCCAAGCTAGCAGGTGTGGAACTGGCAATTAGGGCACATGGTGAAGCTACTGTTAAGAGAATCATCCCTCGGTAAAAAGCAGCCAACCAAGCCCAAGAAAACACAAAGTGGCTAAAGAGGATAAAGGCAGGAATAAGGACGAGCACAAATTTGACATAACCATCTTCTAAGCTTTCGATAAAGGTGGCGGTTTTGCTTTTCTTTTCTTGGGCAGATTCCACCAGATTAATAATCTTGGCAAAGAGAGTATCGTCATTTTCAATAGTAACCAACATATCTATGGTTTGTCCTTGGTTAATGGTTCCCCCAATCAGATCCTGGCCTTCTGCCTTATCAACAGTAATAGGCTCACCAGTGACCATAGATTCATCAAATTGACCAAAAGGACTAAGCAACTGCCCGTCAATTGGAACAGCTTCGCCTTTACGAACTTGTAAACGGTCACCAACACTCAAGGATCTGGTCTCAACTTCTAAAATATGGCCATCTTCTTGGTATTGACGAGCTGTATCTGGCGTCAAGGACATCAAGGCTGAAATAGCATCCTTACTTTTTTCCATGGCCATTTCTTCAAGCGTATTGGACAACGAAAAGATAAAAATAAGCAGAGCACCCTCCAGCCAATAGCCGATAATTCCAGCACCGATAGCTGCCAAAATCATCAAAATATCCACTGACAAGTGTTTGTTCTTCACCAAATCCAATATACCCGTTTTTGCAGACGCATATCCTCCAATCAAGAAGGCTGTAATGAAAATAGCGGAAGCCACTTGTGGAAATGAGTGTAAAAAGGCTAGGCCAATTATTATTAATACCAAACACGCTAAAGTCTCCATCAAATGAAGATGGTCTGTCATCCATTGTCTGATTGTCATTTTTAGTTCCCTCGCAATTAAAAGTTATTCAATCTTTAAGATATATTAATTATAATAATTCTAAATAAATAAGTCAAGTAATTTAGAAACATTCTAAATAAACTTTTTTAAACTTACCTTTTGCTTTCAAAAATCCTAACTTCAACTATTTGCAAATATGAAAAAAACTCCCCCTACCTGCGGAAATGATATACTAATAGAAGGATGACTGACCATTATAGAGTGCATGCTTTAGAACTTGGCTTAACTGAAGAGAAAACTACTAACTTTATGCCCCAAATATAAAAAAAGAACCTTGTCGCTATCAATAAACATCGATAGCAACAAGATTTTTCTAGACGAATTATTTAACAGCGTCTTTTAAAGATTACTTAATATTGTGCACATATAATATAATAAACTTTGATTTTATAAAGCTACAAAATAACGAAACTTTATATAATTGCTTCGAATCAACTATGTAAGTTTTAAACTTATGCCCCCTATTTACCCCTTTAATAAAACTACTTCTCAGGGGGCAAAGAAAATACTTATCTCGAAAGCTCCACCATCACTTCTTCCACCTTCTCCTCTGTCACAACTTCTCCATTTCTCGCTTCCTCATGCGGCAACACATAATCAAAAATCTGTCCGTTTTTACGCACGATCATAACTGTGTCTCCTACGATATATCCGTCATCAATAGCTTGCTTAAATTCGTCGTATGTTAGCATAAAGCACCTCCTATTTATTTATTCGTAAAAAGTCTGGTATATTGGACACATTTATATGTACCGAACAAAAAACGCCCTCAATTAAGAGGGTATTCCTTGGTTTCTTGATACTAATTAATTTTCTTTGTTTGTGAATAAATAGACATCAATATGACTCTTTTTGTCTATATCTATCAAATTATTATATCTATAATCTGGGTATTTAAATAAGTCAGCACCTTCCTCTTTCTCGCCTGAGCCGTGAAATTCCCAGTTTCCAGATAGAACTTTGGAATCATACTGATAAAGTTTTATTTCATCGTTCAGCATAAATGATTTTCTCAATCTAACATCAACTTCCTGGAAGGTAACGGGAGATTTTTCAAAAGTTATTTTATATTTCGAGGTATCATCTTTTTTATGCCCATCAATAAAAACGTTCATGTAAATCGTTTTTCCGGCTCCTTTTCTCTCATTAACTTTAACGAGACCACCATTGATTGAATGTATTTGATCTTTTGAAAATACTTCAGCTGATAATGCAAGACCAAAAACATCGACATTATCTCCAACATTAAATTTACCTTCTACAGATGGGTGTAGGTTACTTGATATTATAAAATTATAATCATCAAATTCCCATACTTTAGTTTTATGCTGAGCATCCATAATAACTTGCGTCCCTCTTTTTCCAGTAATGGGTTTATTCACTTTTTTTATAGTATCTCTGTTATAAATTTCTCTTAAGGTAGTAGGGGATAATGTTTTATCTACATCCCACCTTGGAGAGTATATATCCTTAATATTAATAGTCCCTTCCGCAGAAACCATCCTAACAGAAAATACCATCAATGACAATACTACTATAAAAAAAGTAGTTGACATATTAACCAAACGACAATTCTGGTGTAAAAAAATTCTCATTTATCTTATATTCTCCTTAATAAATCAATATAGCTATTAAACTATGTTTTTGGAACTTGAACCTCAAAATGCTTAAATCGGAAGTGCTTGAGCAGAATTCTTAAAAGACAATAAACTGAATTCTATAACGCACAGAAATCAATCTGAGCGGTTTTATAATATTCCTCGGTTAACCGACTTTTGACTGATAGTGACAAGCTGCTCTAAGTCTACTAAAACCGTCTAATTCATAAAAATCTATTTAAATAGACTAAAAATTAAATTAAGATAGCATTCAACCACTAATTTTTAGAAAAATCTTCGTTTAAGTAAATATCAAAGTGACTTACTTTACTCATATCAATCGTTTCATTATCTGTATAGTTAGGATGAGTGAATAAATCGGTAAACTTTGTTGTATTATCTTTATAATGAATTCCCCAATACCCTTTTTTACAAATTGAGTTATGTTCATATAACTTTATTCTATTATCGCTCATCAAACTTTTCCTAAGTCTAACATCAATTTCTTGAAAAGTTACAAACCTATTCTGAAATGTGATTTTATATTTTGATTGCTCTTTTAGCGGTATCTGTTCCCCAAAAATATTCATATATATTGTTGAATCAAGTTTCTCTCTGTCACTTGTTCTTATCAAACCTCCATCAACATAATTATATTGTTCCTTACATATCACACTGTAGGATTTTATTAGAGCATAAATATCAACTTCTTCTTCCTTAAAGCGTCTTTCTTGCGCTGGAGAAACATTGCTAGATATAACTTTATTATAATTATCATCATCCCAGACTCTAGTTTTTTCATTCGTGTTAAATATTAACTGGGTGCCAAGTTTCTTTGTTATCTTCATATTGGTTCTATTAATTACATCTTTCGTATAGACATTTTTTAATTCGCTATTAACCAACACAGCATCTGAAAAGACACTCTCAGTAGTGTATAGAGCAAGCGATACACACACAAGGAATAACAAAGTCAAGGTATTTTTTTTCATTTTTTCTCCTAACATTTTTTAAGTTTAATCAATTTGTTTAGCAAGTATACTATATTTAAATAATAATTCAACTATAATTTTAAAAAAACACAAAAAAAACATTATACAGCTATAAAGCTTAATATAATAGGATTTTATGTATACAATTATTTAACAGCATCTATTCAAGATAGCCTACTTCATCAGGTTGGTATGACTAAGTTTTTAACTTATCTTCCCCCCTTTTTTTGTTTTAGAAGATAAAAGAATTTTCTTGATTTCGCACACAAAAAACCGCCCTCAACTAAGAGAGCGGTTGGTTTTTTATTTCGGCTAATTCTTACTATGGTAATTTGTTCATGATTGTGCGGGAGTGTCAATGAAGGTAAGAGAAATCCAATTTGTTATTTTTGTATCTTCATTACAAAAACTTTAAGCCCATTTTCGGATTCGAAGTTATCAATTGGGGTAAATCCGAAATTTTGGTAGAACTGTATAAGCTTTGGATTATTATCGCATTCTAGCCAAATATACTTAGTATTGATGATTTTTGAAGCCTTCTTAACTTTATCACAAGCTAATGTAAGTAGCTCTTTTCCTGATATAGAGGTATTTGATTTATAATTTTTACCCAATTGACCAATCAAAAAACTATTCATTAAAAAACTACCGCTTCCCTTTAAGGTACGACCTGAACGGCTTATTTTTTTGCGTTGACTTTTAGTCAGAGTTTGATAATTTTGTTTTGAAAAATAAAGAGGTCGATTAGCTAGCGAGAAAAAACCAACCAGCTCACGGGAATCTGTAGAAAAAACAAGATAAGTTGATGCTATCGCTGAGCGTTCAAACTCTACTGCTTTTTGATGCAAAAAGACTTCTACATCATGTGGTGTAGAAGTTCCGTCATTGAATCCTTTGAATGATTTTAGAAGTTGCTGAATTTCTTCTTTTTCTAAATATTTCATTATTTCATCGAGTGAAATTGTTCTATAGTTCATTATTTTTTACCAAAAAACGCCTTAATTTCTGCTTCTGCTGTCAATTCTTTGATGTGGCTCACATCGACCGTCTTGGGGGTTACGTTTCGGTTTAGTGCCCTAATCAAACTATCAGCACTTTCAGCTGTAAAACTAAAATCTCTAGTAAATGTTTTTGTAGCCATACTGACAACCTCCCTTATAATGTATTTCAGGAGTAGCACTCCAGCTACTCCTCACCCTCATTATGACACGCCTTGAACTTTTTGTCAATAAATGCGAAGTTTTTTGCGAAAAAACAGCCCCCGCAAAAAGCGAGGGCGTTTGTCTTATCTAATTTAATTTACCCCAAATACTGATGCGGTTCCCGTCTTTATCAGTCTGTCCAATAGCTAGGTAGTTACGCATACCTAAGCCTCCAACATAGCTAATCCAATAATAGCCATTAGCGTAGCCCTCGCTATCAAAGCTGACAGTATCACCTTGCTTGTAGATACCTACAACCTCGCTGGCTAGACTTGGCCAACGCCTAATATTAATCTCTGCGACATCAAGGGTAAAGGTGCCTGTTTTTGCTGTCTCTACGATAGTGTCCGAGTTTTGTGGTGCTGTATCTACTGTCTGGTGAGTGTGATCAACTGGCAATCTAATCCAGCCAATAACGCCAGTAAAGTCGCGGATATTAAAGCGAGCGGGTCCGCCTACCTGCAGACTATCCCAGTTACCGTCAATATTTTGCTCAACAGTTTTAATCGTATAGCCATCACTATCCTCGATGACAGCTCCTGTATGTCCGTAGGGACTACCAGCTACCTCCATGACAAAAAGGTCACTAGCTTTGGGATTGACTCCAGGGGCATTATATATGACCTCTAGCCCTTGCGCAGATGCGCTATTTAACAGGTCTATGGCATTACCCCATAAATCAATGCCGAACCAGTTTTTGACGATAAAACATGGTAAGTCAGCACACTGCATTATCCTTTAATTATAAGCCTCTCCGTAATTTCATTTCTGAAAATACTTGTATAGCTTATAACACTCTTTCGAGCTCTTGCTTTCACAAGAGATGAGACTATATCTTCAATCATAAATCTTCTACTTCTATATATTTTAAATTGGTGTTATGCTCTTTATTATATTTTTTTATAGCGTTAACTCTAGCTCTGTAAGCTTCTAGCGGACTGTCAAAAGTCCCAACTTGGATGTGTTTACGATTAACATGAAACACTGCAGAATAACGCCCTTTTTTAGAAGTGTTTTCTGTGACTCCGGTAAAACCTGTCTTATTGTGGTAGGTTTTACGATTGTTGCAATTCTCTTTAGGTAGAACCCAACGGCAGTTTTCTTTACAATAATTTCCGTCGTTATCAATCCTATCAAGCTGATGTCTGTCACTTGGCGGAAAACCCATATCGTTCAAAAATATTTGAAAATCATTCCACTCATCGCTAAACGTAATCCCTCGACCACCATATCTATGGTAGTGTTCGTAATTTGGATTCGTACACCTTTGACGCATCCCTTTCCAGGCTCTATGCACCTTTGTTCCGCTATACCCATGTACCATCTGGCGCTCTTTGGCTTTTATCGTAGCTAGACATCCGCATGATTTGCTTTTTCCAGTCCTAACTTCTGTCAAAATCATATTTTTCTTAGCTCCACATAGTAAACACTCACAAAAAGCTAGCTTTTTATTGTGTTTGTTTTTTCCTGCGTAGCTAATTACTCTCAAGTTATTAAAAACATTTCCAATTTCTTTTATTTCAGTAGTCTTCATAGGTTAAACCTCAAATTTCATCTAACCTATTATATCATAATTGCCCCGTGCTGTCTTGCGATTGCAAGCACTTAGTCGTTGAAGCTTCCTCTACTGTTACCATAGAGGCTCGCCTGCTGATTTCCCAATCATTGTAATTTTTTAACCGTCACGCTCTCTGTTGCCAGACACGTTGTGGTTTACAATGCTCTAAGGGAGTCCCAGCAATTCTCGGGGTTAGGAACCCAATTTACTAAGTTCCATAAGCACCATCTTTATCAACTCCCATGCCTGAATTGGCAAGGTCGACACAGTATTTTACAATCTCATTTGCGGTTGTCATTGTTTCCTCCTTATTACTTTTTAAGACTTCGGCATCCCAAAACTGCAAGCCATTCTCCTTGATAATTTGGATAAGTAGCTCCGCATATCCACTCGCAGTAGCATACCCTGCATCTTTAATAGCATGGCAAGCCTTTTTATAGTCAGTCTCACCAACGACTGCCTTATAGCGTGGATTGTCGTTTAAAAATTTGCCGTGATCAATAATGCTGTCAGTCCAACTATCATACGCCCTAAATCGGTCCACAATATCCGTGACAACACCTGCTTGATATTCCTCTTGGGTTTTGGTATCAAATGATTTACCAGTCCAAGAGCTATCTGCCTTAATACCAAACAGAGCGTTGTGTGGGGCATGTTTGCCCCACCCGCTCTCTAAGATAGCTTGTGCTGCGGTCAAGGATGGCAAGATTTTGTACTTAGCCCAGCCATCTAAACAGCCTTGTTTAATTTTATCTAAAAAGGTCATCTGTCCTCCTTATCTAAAAACGGATAAAAGATAAGAGCAACCACAGATAATGGCACATACAGTATTGCGATTGCTATAACTAATGCTAATCGTGTGATTGCTCGCATGGCTTATTCCTCTTCCTTGATTTGTGACACATTCATGAGGACACAAGTAAGTCCTGACAACAACACTGCTGATAGCATAGTAGGCCAGTTAATATCCGTAATCAACATGCTTGACCCGATAAGACCAACCGCAGTTTGTGCCATTGTCTTAATTGTTTTGATTGCTACTTTTTTAAACCATTTGTTCATTTTTCTTCTCCTTTTTTAAACAGCGTGACAATACGCTCCTTATTAATAATGACTTCATCTTCGACACGACCTAAACGCTCTTCGTGGCGGTCGATAATTTTTTTGGTAATCTCACGTTCACGGTCAAGATTTTTAAGCTCATAAGCTAACTCCTTAATTGAGTCCTTGAGTTGAGCCATGGCAAACTCATTAGCTTCCATGGCTTTTTTAAAGGGATTGACGATAAATCCCCAAACACCCAAGATAGACAAAGCAGCGCCACAAAAAGCACCAATTTGTACAAAATCTATCATCTAACCACCTCTAATCTTGTTTAACCAAATCCGCATATTTAATGACTGTGACTTTATCCTCTTCCTCTAGCTCTTTAAGCGTCTGTTTGTCATAAGTAAATGGCTCGTTAACGTGTACAAAGACAAGATTACCTTCTCCTGCCTGCTCTTCGTGCGACTCGTCTACTACCGTAAAGACATCATAGGCTTGATACTCACCTTTTTTGGCTGGCTCGATTAGCTCTAAAAGACCTTTGTAAATATCGGGTTCCACTTTGCTTCCGCTTGTTAGTAGATGGATTGCTTGTAGATTAGCCATTTTTTGAGATTTTGCAATGACAAGCTCCAGAGATTTAGCTTGTTTTTCAGCGGCTTCTGCTGTTACCTTTGCTTGCTCCGCATTTTGCTCAATCTCTTTTTGTGCGAGGCTCAACTCTTCCACTTTTTGCACTGATTCTGCCACGGCGTATTTAGTCACATACTCGCGTACAAAAGCATCTAGTCCCTCTTTAATAAGGTCATCTGCTCCCTTAGCTGTCTGATCACCGATTAATTCAATGGGGATAAATAGCCCATTGTCACCGATTAAGCGAACCTCTGTTTTTACAACTTTACCGCCTTCATGAATTGGATAAGGTTTGCCTGATAGTGTTAATGTCTTCATAGTTATTCTCCTTTGCTTCCTTCGTATTGCTCTAAGATGCTGTCAACAATAATGATTTCTTGAGCTGTAAACTCATCTTCAGATTCGGCTAAATATTCCAAAAAATCGATAAAGCGCTTAGAGTACTCGCCACCTTTAATCACAATTTCTTCATCAGCTAGCTCGTTGAGTAGGCCGTTGAACTCGTCGAGTTTAGCGGGGTCTGCTAGCTTGATGTTTTTGTGCTCATCAATGACAAACTTGCCATCTTTGTCTTTTTGAGCATACAGATCAATAAGGTCACCCTCATCCTTGGCGTACTCTTTGAATCTATCTACTACTTTTGCGAGTAGCTTAGCGCGCCCGCGATTTGCTCGCATGTTGGTGACCTTGATTTTGTCTAGTACACTATATAATGTGTTTAAATCTTTGTTTTTAATAGTTAATTGCATATTATCTCCTGTTAAATTTTAGTGATGTAGTTATTCAATTCCCCATTCACAGCACTTACAAAATTGCCATGAACGGTATTCCAGCCGACGTTAGCTAAGTGCTTCCAACAACGTCCTAAAGCTACTACAGCCGCATACAAGTCGTTCATATCAAGCATTTTTGTCATCTTGTCTGGTCTAAACTTAAATCCTCGAGTAATATTAAAATCATCCACAACTAAAACACTATCTCCGTAAATCTCTGTTTGGTCGACTGCAGCAGTATGATTATATCCCGTAGCGTACCTAAATGACCTTAGCCCTGCAAAACGACCGCTGGACGCGCTGTTAATCCCGTCACCAGATGAGGTGATACCTATGGCTGCATAGAGTGCCGAACCTGTATAGCCTTTTGGCGTCGCATTACTAAAGTGTACAAAGGCAGTATGTGTGCCATCTTTACGTACTAAGGCATTGTTTTTGCTATTAAAATTAATTGTGGCATTGCTGTTAAAATCGATGTTAGAGTTGTTTAAATCAATCAACATAGCGCCATTACGAGCTTTGATGACTTTGCCCTCGAGCAAATCAGTGATAGCATAGCCAATTTTAGCTTTGATAAAGTTAGCGTCTAAACCAACGATACTACTTGCGTTAAGGTTAATCACTCTAATCCTAGCAGCGTCAATCGTGCCTGCAATAATCTGATCAGCCCTAATCTTGATAGCCTCGGCTATTTTTGTGGTAAAGGTGCCATTAACCGTCGTATTGCCATCGAGAGCGATGTGTTTACCTGCGATTGTTACTCCGTAGGAGTTGAGGTTAATTGCTGAGATAATCTCATTACCAGACATTTTGGCATTAATGCCGCCAGCCTTTTGGATAGCTAATTTAATGCTGTCTCCAGCGCCACTAATAATACTCATGACACCATCTCTAGTAACCCGCTGCTCAATTTGTCCTGCTAGTTGAGTAAGGCGTGATTGGATTTTACCAGTCGGGGATCCCACTTCACTCTGCAAACCTCTAATTGTATGGGTTAAGCTACTGTAATTATCCTCTGCGTCCTGCAATCGCCGCTGATAGCTAGCTAAGTCCTGTTGCACACGGCTGACAGCACCTTCGCGGTTACGTATCTCTTGTGAGATTTGGCTAGCGGTTGTCTGTTGTACCGCTCTTAGTCCGCTAATTTGTGACTCGAGCTCTGTCCTCGTGCCTTGATTTGAGCGAGTAAACTCAGCACGTAAGCCCGCAAGCTTACTCTCGTAGGCCTCTGTAGTGCCGCTTGAGGTTGTTGTGATCTTAGCCGATAGCTTGCGCAACTCATCATCATACTTTTGCGATAGCCCTTGTGCTGAGGCTTTAATCTCAGCTTGTAAACCGATTTTATCATTGGCCATTGTGGCTTTTAGCCCCTCGATGCCTGCCTGATAGCTTGCGGATAGCTTCCTATCAGCATCTCGATACTCACGCCTGATACCATCAATGGTGTCATTGATGAGCGCTAGCTTTTTATCAGTATCCTCGCTGATACGTGTAGCGACACCTCTGGCGGAGTTGACTATCTCGGTCTTGATCTTACCGTCGTAGTATTCCTGCAACATACCACGGTTAGTCAGCTTGATTTTTGACCAAAGCTGGGAATTAGCAGTATCTGTCAGCTCTAAGCTAATCTCTTTGAGGTCTTTAAATAGTCCAGTCGGATTACCTGTACCCTCAACTACTACTGGCGCAACATAGCTAGTAGCTTGGTCTCCTCGCTCAATCATGAGCTGATTAAAATGCGCTGTGCCTAGACACTTGCTAGCTAGTCTGACTTTTGGGTTGTCGTCCTCTGCGGTAAATGTGTAATGCACACGTCCATCCTTACCAATAACGAGGTTTGACTCGTCTAAAATAAGTGTTGGGTCTCTGCTCATTTATCCTCCTTAATCTATTTTTTTAGTATGAGTTTTTTTAACTCAGAAATTGCTTTATCTACATAAGCTTTGGTTGCCGCATGATCATTCGCTGTGGGATCCTTGAGTTTCAGGTTGCCATCAATCTGCGAAGTTTCCTTGGCATAAAAACCACCGTCAGACTTGACGTAGAACTTATCATCACTAAGGTTTCTAATCCTAAGCAACTTCCCTGTCGTGCCTGAGGTTGAGTTAATGTAGATTCCCTGAGCGGCTGTTCCTGCACCGTTTGTCTTTTTGACAATATCAATGGATAACGCTGCCGCATTTTTATCATAATCCGCTCCAATACTTGGGTTCTCATGAGTAATTTTTAGCGTTCCTAGCGCTTTTTCTGACCCTCGTAGCTGCATCGCACTACCATTTTCATTGCCGCTAGTAATATTAAGCGCAGAGGAAAAATTAGGTGTGCTTGGCTGACGCATCGCAATATTAACGGCATTTGTTGTCCCCTTATAATCGACAAAAAGCGCCGATTGATTAAAGGTCTCTTTACCCGTCCGCAAGCTCATTAACGGCCCATCACTGGTATCATTGTCAGAATAGACAACAACACCAGCACCTCTGGTAGACGACAAGTCAATATTGACCGCTCCACCCGTTGACGAGGAATAAGCAACAGTGGCGGCTGGCTTAAATTTTAGTTGACCTGTCATGACGCCACCTTTGAGATTTAATTTCTTGTCAAGCTCTTGCTTCGATTCAGCTTTTGTATAGACGGTCTCTTTATCTGCTTTTTGTTGTAGTTTCTGAGCGGTCTCGACTTTTGTCGCTAATCCATCAATATTTGGCTTGTTAGTCAGTAGATTGTAATCGAGTGGACTAATGTATCTAAGGTCACTAAATCGATTGTGGCCATCACCTGCTCTGGCAAAACCTGTGTCGGTCTCAAAGCCTATTTCACTCTCCAGTAAGATGACATCACTACGAGCCCACTCATCAGCGCTCATGCGCTTAAATTGGACTCTTAATGGTATATTTTCGGCCATTAATTACCTCCGTCTAATATAATTTGTGGGCTGTCTGACCACTGCCCTGTGATTGTGGCATTATTGCCATCCACAACATCTTTATAAGCCATCTCCAGAGCTAACTCTTGCACCTCCGACGCATTTAAAGCTACTTGCTTAGATTTATACCAGTCGCTGGTTACAACCACTGTATAGCTCAAAGGATAGACGTTGATGACCTCTGTGTCCTTGGTTAGATTAAACGTCTGTGCATCCATTTTTGCTTTGGTTGGTGTCAGTACTAACTTAACTCCCTTGTTGTTAATTTGCGTCAATGTGATAGCTACTTTTTTGAGTAGCTCACACGTTTGACTAAAGCTAATCGTGTAGGTCTCGCCACGCTTAAAGCCGCCATCATTAGCTTCTACCTCGATATAGTCTTGGTCATAGGTTTTTACACGGTTAGGGTCGCCAACCAATAAATTTTTGTTATAGCGGGTCTTACCGTTATTTCCTAAAATTTCGGCAGTTAAACGAGATTCTTCGCTTGTCTCACTCACTCTATTTTTGAGGTCATCAAAGCTTTGTTTAATAGACGGGATGTCATCAACTTTGATAGTTTCGGTTATTTTCTTGATGGCTTCCTCTGGCAAAGCTAGGTTTTTGAGAGTTTCACGAAATTCATCGAGTTCTTTGTCCGTGCGCTGGTTGATTTCTTCTTGCGCTTTTTTGGCTTTTTCGATTTCTTTTATTGCTTCTTCGACTGCGGTCTTTGCCACATCGGGGTTATAACTTCTGATGATTTCAACCCAATTTTCACCATCCCAAACCAAAAGAATTTTACGTCCTTCATGCTCTGGATCAGGCTTAAACCAAGTGTCGCCTATTTTTACCTTGCTTTTATCAGGTTCGTTTTCGCCATAAAAGTTTGTGTTAAATCCACCCGCGCTTGGCAACTCATCTTTTAAAAAATGACCAAGACTATCAAATACAGCGTCCGAAATACTATCTGTCAAATGCGACTGCAATTGAGATTTTTTTAAGCTGTCAGAAGTGTTAAGCCTATCACCCAGCTTTATGTCTGTCGCTTTGTCATTTAGTCTGTCCCAAGTGATTTCAAAAACGCGCACCTCATAATCAAGATTACGATCTTTTCTTACCACTCGCACAGTGTCACCAATCCCAGCTTTTAAGTAAGCAGATGTCGTTTTAAAAGTGGCTCTAGGACGAGCATGATCTACTAAATACTCGTAAGATCGCTGGATTAATTCTTCTGGATCGTCAGAATCAATGTCGATAATACCGATTTTGGGCATTTTTTTGCCTTTAATATTAATTCCATATTTTTCTGTAGCTTCCGGCCACTCTAAAAATAATTGCCCTTTCGGCTTATCTAAAGGGTTTTTAGGTTTTGCCCAAACGACGTCCTTAAATGTAATCTTGCGACCATACCCAGCTCGATCACCTTCGTTTTCCTCGGCAGAAGATACTTCCTGGCCATTTCCTCTACCAATGATCGCTGTAATGATTTCGGATTTTTCGTTTTGCTTTAAAATTTTTAAAGCGTTATGACCATAAACAACACGTCTGCCTTCAGCGACACCGACCTTCTTTTTAAAATCGATGTACCTTGCGCCAATTTCGTTGTTGTTCATTTCCACAAAAAACTGCATTTCCAATTGCCAAGCAGAGCAAACTTTTAATAAAGAGTCAAAGACGGAATCATAATAAAAATTAGTAGATGATTTTCCTGTCTCCGCGACATATCGAGTGTGCCAATTAGTGTCTTCAAGCAAGTATTCGATAACTTCTCTAGCATCACGTTTGCGAGGTCTTTTGTTTTCAGAGACTGCTTTTCTAAGCTCCTCGATACCAGATTGGACGCCATCAAAAACTGTGACATCGCCCTCTGTCTCATCTCGAGCAATAAAAAAAAGATGAAACTTTCGCTTATCTTCTTTGGTTGGTACAGCGATGTATTCCGACTGCTCCAAAATATCGTCTGGTAAAGCTTTAATTTCTGCTGTTAGCATGTCAGAGACGTAGTTTGTGTCAGTCAATGTTTGTTTTTGTGTAACAGACTTGCATGCGTTTTTACGGATGATTTTTATTAGTTTTTCATCTCTATCAAAAAGATAAATCATAACCGCTCATCCCTCCATTCGACATGCTCTACTGTTGCATTTGTGGCTTTTATAGTATCTCCGTTTTTTACATAAAATTCCTCTGGAACAGATAAGTGCAGTAAGTGAGATAAAGCTAAGTTGTTGTTATGTTTAATAACAACCTCGTCATCTAACCATTCTATGGTAATTTTATCTCTGCTGCCATAATGCCCTTTAAGCTTCATGCGATTGTTTCCGGCGATTATTTCGATTTCTGATGCGCTATTTGTTGATAAAACAATTTTATCTGGCAACACTTCGTCGGCATCAGTAAGCGTTATGAGTCCCACAGATGATTTTGTTTTACCTTGCTTAAAAGGGTCAGGTACTAAAATTGTAAAACTAGAGACAAGCGTCAGTGATTGCTCAGCGTCATTTGGCGCAGAACTTAGATAGCCTTTATAAGTAAAGTCTGATTCATCTGCGAAAACCAAAGATAATTCGCCCCGCAAGGCTTTGTTTAGTTTTGTATAAGCGTTGCGTAAGTCTTCGGATTTTTTAGCCACAAGTTGGAAAGTTATAGTTAACTCTCTTTCCTTATCTTGGATATTTGCAACATATACCCCTCTTCTACTAGGAATGGTGATGGTTTCAATCTCTTGACCAACCAATCCGCGTCCCGCAACATGTAGCTGTCTATAACCTGGTACTATCTCATTTAACGGTTTCCCGTTAACAGACATATTATCAGATGGCAAGCGAGCTGTTACACTCGCACCACCTTTCATTTTTGAAAAATCATACATTAATAGACCTCTCTTAATTTAGCAGTCGTCTGCTGCTTATCAGTAATGTCATCGACAAATAGCTCGTAAGCTCTATTGCCTAGCTCCAGTACAACTTTCAGAGGTTTTGCTTGATGTCCTAGATCAACTTCCACACCTGCTGTGACTGCTCCTGATATTGTGCTACGCATATCTGTATCAAAAACAGACCCTGCTCCAACTAAATCAGAGATTTTGCCGGCCATTCCGGATACATTACTTTTGACATACTCGAAACCTTTAATTAACGCACGGTTAAATCCTCCCATGATGGCTTTACCAGCTGGAATAAGCAAGCGTCTATCATAACTGATAGGTCCTTTGTGCGACTTGATCCAAGAGGCAATTCCGCCTACAAAGCTAGTGATAGCCCCCCACATAGATTTTAGACCGCTTAAAAAACTTTGCATGATAGCGCTACCCGCTGAAAATAGGTTAATGCCACGTAAAAAACCAACAACAGAGTTCCATCCGTTGGTGATAAAGTTTTTTACCGCATTGATGCCATTACTAACCGCATTTTGCATAGTTGACATGGCATTGCTGATAATAGACACGATAGCATTCCAAATGCTCGAAGTGACAGAACTAACCGCATTCCATACAGCACTCCAGATAGATTGTATTGCATTTAAGATATTTTCGATAGCTGATTTTAGAGCGTTAAATAAGGTTTGACCTATAGTCAAGATGGCATTCCATAGCGTTTCGGCTATAGATTTGATAGCATCCCAAGCCCCTTGCCAGTCGCCTTGAATAATTGCCGTGACAGTTCTCAAAATATCCGCAACAATATTAATAGCAGTTGATATTATTGTTGTTATTATCGTCCAAGCCGTTTGGATGATTATCTTAATCAATTCCCAAACTGTACTGATAATAGTTTGAATAACTTCAAAACCCACTTGAACAATCGGAGCTAACAAGGCTAGCGCTAATTCAAAAATCCCTCTAATAATTCCCCAAGTATCACTGAAAAATTGCTTAATATCTTCCCAAATAGGTTTTATTTGCTCTCCTAAAACAACAAAAAAATCGACTACTGAGTTCCAAAGATTTTTAAACGCCTCTACCAAAGGCCCCATGGAATTAACGAATTCTTCCCACATTGGTGTGGCTGTGGAAATTATTTGCTCCCAAATTCCAGAGAAAAACTCTGGTGCTGCACTCCACACGCTTTGGATAAATTCCCATGCTGTAGAAAATACTTGTTTTATAGCTTCCCAAATGCCTGTAATGGCGTTTCGGAAGCCTTCATTAGTCGTCCACAGATAGGTTATAACTCCTACGAGAGCCATTATTGCTGCTATAATCCAAGCGATAGGCCCGCCAGTAAGAGCTATAATAGCTTTGAAACCAGCTATAGCACCGCCTGCGGCTTTAAAAGCCGTTGCAAGCTTACTTATAAATGATATCGCTAACGATATCTTACTTATCATTCCGATAATTTTACCAACAATATAAATAGCTGGTCCTATTTTAGCCAAAAATAAACCAAAATTTACGATATTGGCCTGAACCTTGGGGTCTAAGTCGTTAAAGGCTTGCACCACTTTTCTAATATCTTCAGCTAACTTTCCAACATGAGGGGCTAATTGTCCACCTATTACTGTCCCAGCCTCGAATAGGGCGTTTTTTAGTTTCTTTAATTGATTCGCAAAACTTTCTGAAGCTGCATCTGCTTCTTTTTGTAAAGCAGTTCCGTCAGCCCAAGCTTTATTTGCAATCCCAAAAGACTTGGCTAGTAAGTCTCCTGCTCCAGCTAAACGTGCTAGGGTGTCTATTTCTCGAATCGAATTGATACCCAAATCTTTCAGAGTTTCGGTGACATCTCCGCCGCTTTCTTTTACCTTGCCCAAACCTTTTACGAAGTCAACAATAGCCTCTTGTGGGTTAGTCCGCCACGTTTGGGCGAATTCTTCTGCTGTTTTGCCAGCTACTGCTGCGAACCTCTGCAAACCTTCGCCGCCAGACAGTACGTCCGTATTCATTTTTTGCATAACGCGAGAAAATGCAGATCCGCCAGCTTCTGCGTTAATGCCGACAGAACTCATACCAGCCGCTAACCCTGCTATTTGTGCTTCAGTCAAACCGATTTGGTGACCTGTACCTGCCAAACGTAGAGACATATCCGCTATCTCAGATTCAGTTGTAGCTAAATTATTCCCTAATGCAACGATAGTTGACCCAAGTCTATGGAACTGTGTTTGTGGCATTTGAGTAATATTTGCTAAACGCGCCATTGCATTTGCGGCTTGCTCAGATGACATATTTGTCGCAGTCCCCATTTGAGCCGCGATTTTTGAAAAGTTGATTAGGTGTTTGCCACCTTCATCCGTACGGATACCAAGTTGTCCTGCTACTTCAGCGAGGTTGGCAATCTCAACAGCGCTGTTTGGCATCTCACGGGACAACCTCATGATTTGTTTGCTAAACCTTTTTAAAGCATCTCCAGAAATATCTGTGGTTTTGCGCACTCCAATTAATGCAGTGTCATACTCAGAAAAAGCTTTTAGCGAAGCCCCGCCAACTGCGGCCAGCGGCAATGTCAATCCAGCGGTAAGTGCCTTACCAACTCCTACAAAACTATCACTAATTTTTTGTAATTTATTGCCAGATGACGATTGCAAGGATTCTAAGGCACCTTTTGCGTCTTGGATACCTGCTCTAAATCCACTTGCGTCAGCTTTAATGAGGGCTGTTAGTGTAAAGTCTGCAACACTTGCCATCATTCCTCCTCTCTATTGATTGCACGATTTAAGTCAGCAATAGACAATCTTTTTGTTTGTTCAGAAACCCCAAAAACAGAAGCGAACGCTTTCTCAGCATTATAAAAATCATTGAAGTTTTCATACGCTGGTTTGATATCTTTACCGCTCCCTTTTGTCGCTTTTGCGGCCTGATTAAACCATGCTTGTTTAGCTAACAAAGTTTCTTTTTCTTGCATTTTAACTTGATACGCTAAGTCGTAAATGCAATAATCATGCCACGTTAGTCGCTCTGCCTCTTTTAAGCTAAGTCCAAAGCGTCCGATTGTGATTGCCATCAAATCGTCAAAGGAGAAATTTATTTGGCTTTTGCTACTGCCTCTATTTTTTGATTGCCTGCGATGGCTTGTCGGAGGATTACATCCTTTTTTACTTCAGCCATTACTTCGTTATAAAAATCAATATAACTCCCATCCATAATCAACTCTTTGATAAAAGCTTCAATTTCATCATCTGTTGGCTTTGAAGAAGACGTATTCGTAGCACCTTTTAAAATGATCTCAAGGACTTCCGGATCTTTAAATCCTCCCCCAGCTTCAATCATGGTCATCCCCCCAACGCCTGTTGATACGCCGTCCATTGTTACTGAGCGTACTTTGTTTACAAATTTTAAAAATTTAAAACCAAAGATAAGTTCATATGTTTTTTTGCCAATAGTTACTTCCATTTAAATTTCTCCTTAATAAAAATAAGTTGGGTATAACCCCAACTTTTACAAAATTACATTTCTTGATTTGTTGCCATTTTTTGATATTCGTATTGTGCAGATGATACCGCTTGTTGCTGATCTTCGCTAAGAGTATCTTTTCCTTCTGCACCATTTCCGTTAATAGCATACGATGCAGACAACTCTACTTTTCCGTCTGCAGGAGCAGAAATTTCGAATGATTTAAAGTAACCTTGGAAATAATCAACTTCGTAGTTTTCAGAGCTTTTGGAAGATAAATCAACTTGCCAAATTTCGACAATCGCACCTTCCTTAAACCATTCACGTAGTTCTTTCCACATCGCTTTTGTTTTTTTATCTTCGACATAAGCTAAAGAAGTGATGTCAATGGTGTTTTCACCATCTGACAACGAATTAATGACGCCATCTTTTGTTTTGGTGGCTTCGGTTTCTTTTTCCATTTTGATGGAGTGCTCTGTTTGAAATTTTAGTTTAGCTGCGCTTTTTGATTTAGCTTCTGCTAATTTGCGGAAAAACAAAAGAAAGTTTTTCCCTTGAATTAATTCAGCCATTTATTCTCCTTTTTTGTGTAAGTTAAATAGACATCCAAAACCGTATGTAGTAGCGGTGTCGTGTCTGAGTTATCGGGTGATGTTCGCTCGTTAATGCGATCAATCTGAATATTGTAATCATAAGCGGATGTTAAACAGATTATCTTGTCATGTATGCTAGCAACAATATCATCTATTCTTGAACGTTTTTTCAACTCTCCATAAACATGTATCGTCTGTCTAATATCTCCCATAAGCTCACTGTTATTATTCGGGATGTTTGATGATTCTCCGATATAGATAAACGGATATTTTGCACTTGCATCTGGAATATAATCATAAGTATCTTTAGTCATAATCAAACATTCTTTGAAAAACTGCCTAAAAACGGCGTTGTTAGGTGTCATTTAAAGGCCCTCCTGATGACGTTGCGATAGTCTTTTTCGAACTCTGGCATAATAGTTTCAACAGCTGGTCTTAAAAATGGTTGAGCATGCATTTTTCTTGTGCCGTACTCCAAAAATCCAGAATATCCAGCGTTAGAAATAATTTCTGCACAAGCCTTACCAGGATAATCTGTGTAAATATTATCGTGTAAAAAACCAGTATCATAAGGAGCTATTCGCATAGCCTCTGTTTTAACTTTCTCAGCGTGGTTTTTAACAGCTGCATCAATTAGTCTGTCGATATTTCCAGGTGCGTTTACAAGCTTGCTAAAAGCTTTTTCGATACCTTTCCATTCGATGCTTACACCAGGCATCAAACCACCTCCTCGAGATAAAAAACAGTGTTAGACTGCTTATCTGCTTGGGTCTTATATTTTTTGCCTCTATAGAGACAGTAGTCAAACGTATCTGTATAAGGCTGGCGCAAATAAACAACCTTATGTGTTTTTTGGTAATCTCCAAAAATCTGCACAGATTTAGCCATGCCCAAATCCATGACAAAACAAGGCAAGACTTTTTGTGTCGTCTCGCCTGTTGTGTACTCTCCTAAATCTGGATCATATCGCTCATCTTGATTGGTCACAAAGCTAATTCGGTCTGCATATCTCATAAAAAATAAAGCCCCCCTTTTTTAGCCTTATTTTGTATCAAATTGAGCTTTTGTTTAATCATGGCATCGTAGGGCTCAAATTCGTTTAGGTGGTCGTAGTAGGTTGTTTTATGACCTTCCACTTCCTCTGTTTTGGCACGCTCTGAACCTCTACGGTTAAAACGAGCAATCAGACAATCTTCCAAGACAAAAGAAAAAGCATTGTCAATTTCTAACACGCCATAATTTGCTTTGAAGTGGTCTGTAATACGATTTAGCAACATCTCCAACAACTGGTCTTGATTGTCGTCCTCAATGCCTAAATCGAGCTTGACATTTTTTACAATGCTAAATGTGTTTACATTTGCCATAAACACCTCCGTTAAATGTTAGCTTTTAAAAGCTCCAACAATTCCGCCTTTTTAAGCTTAGAATCGTGCTCAATGCCCAATTCGTCAAGTTTTGCCTTGATTTCATCGCTTTTGAGTTTATCTAGGTCAACTTCTTCGACAGTATCCAGTTTAGGAGTATTTCCGGCCAAGTAACCATTGGCTGTCAATTCCTCGATACGATCTCCTTTGTAATCATCGCCTACATAATAAGCATTAGTCGTCACTTTATCTCTAAAAGTCTTAATAACTTCGGCCATAAAGCACCTCCTTATGCATCTTGCAAGCCATTAATAATATGTACTTCTTCCAAGCGTTCAAATGATGGCAAGGCAATCATAGATACTTTTGTTTGGACATTTACAGGGTCTGTTGTTTTAGTTGTAGTAATTGCAATACCAGTCTCCACCAAGGCCACTTCAGCATCTGTTGCATGCCCACCCATTAAATCTGACTGCTCTGGAGTTGTACCAAAAACGGTATATCCAAGGTTCCCGTTAGGCACAAGTGTTGCGTACCCATCTGCAAAATACTTTTTAGCTACGCCGTCATCGCCGACAAACATGCCATCTTTAAGCAAAATCTTAAGACCTAACTCGTCAGCAACAAAGCTGGTTAAGTCATTTTTAGTAACACCCGCTCCGTCTGGTGCTGTTGGTTTAATAAGTTTGATAGTTGATTTAGCATTCTTGATCAAGCTAAGTGTCTTAGAGTTCATGATGATAGCTTCCGGAGCAAAACCATGCTCTGCCATCTTTTCGATAGCACCTTCAATGTCTTTAAGTGGTGTAGCAGTGTCTTTTTCACTCCATTTAGTTTCAGGTTTAGTTTTTTGAGAGGCATCTAATCCATAGTCAAAATCTTTCATGACGCCATTTGACGAAACGTGGATTTTACCTTTAGACAACACTTCCATGCGCATTGCTTCTAAGCGTGCTTTAGCACCTGCAATAAGAGTCACTTTATCGTTGTAAATCGCTGCTAACGCCGTGTCAATAAGCTCTTGATTTTTAGTTTGAGATAACAAGTTGAGTTGCTGACGGTCTGCTTCTTTGACAACCATAGCCTCCTTGAAGAATGGCATTTCTTCGTCAAGCAATTCAACGGTCATGCGGTCACGTAGTGGCACTTTAGTATCAAAAGCTGCCGCTTTAAGAGTAACAGGTTTGCCAGCAGCGCCTTTGATAAACGATAGCTTAAGGCCTAATTGTTGTTTTGAGGGAAATGCGTTTTCCCCAAGCGTGTTTTCAACATTTTCGTTCTTAGCGTTATAAAAACCTTTGATATTTTCCGATGTGATAATTTCGTGGATCAATGCCATGTTTATTTACCTCCTTTGATAAAGACAATGTGTGGTAGTACTTCTTCCAAATCATCATAATTTTCCGCAACAGATGAATCAGCAAGCTTGTCTGCATTGATAGTCCCACGATAAACACAGGAACCGACTGCATCGCCATTTGTTAAATCGACATCTGTAAGCAAAATACCATCTACATATTCTTTTGTAGAGACTTCTTCATTTGTCACGGTTTCTACTTTCTGTTTGCGGTCTTCAAAAATGGATTTATCTTTGCCTGCCAAAATTGTCCCAGCTGGAACAACTTTCTTGCCGATTTTGTTTGAATCCAAAGTTACTGAAATAGCTTCATAGTCGAGATTGTGTAGAATCTCTTTAGATGTTGTTACTTTACGTTTGTTCATAATTTCCTCCTAAAAAAGCTTGGTGCTTTGTTGTGCTGCCTTACTAGCCAAGTTAGCACCGTAATTGGTTTGTTTCCTCAATCCACCGCCTGTTGATGGAGTGGTCTGGCGTACAAGAGCTTTGCGGTCATCAGCGATAACTTTAGCAAATGCGTTTGCTAGCGTTGTTACATTTGCTTTTGTTTGTTCTGCGTCCAAAGTCACAACTAAACCAAGTACGTCATCGTTGACGTTGATTTCAGATTCTGCAAACATTTGACGAGCTACTGCTGTTAACTCATTGCGTGTCTTATCGTTTTTTAGTTCTTGCAATTCGTCTAACAGCTTCTGCTTTTCGTAGTCTGCTTTCTCTTTCTCGTTCATCTTAGCCATTTTCTTGGCTTCCGATTTCTCAGCTTCTTGTTCTGACTTCCATTTCGCAAACTTTTTGTCGATGATAGCGTCCACATCTGCATCTGTATACTTTTTTTCGTCTTGCGGTTGTTTTGCCTCAGGTACCACTTGCTCTTCAACCGTCTCAACTACTTGTGTTTCTTCTGCCATGATTGGCACCTCCTATGTTTTAAATCGTCCCCGATTATTAATTCCATAGCTTTTATCGTCGTCAATGCTTGGACATAATAAAAAAACCGTATTCCTACGACTTAGTTTGATTCTAAAGGGGTCGAATTCGACCAGTTTAAAATTTATTTTCGCCACTTCCGCTTATAATTTTGCTTGATGTGATTAACATCATCACCAATTGACTTAATAGCTAATTGGTTATCTAAAATCGTATTTTTAGCAGTTACAAACTCTCTATTTATTGCTTGGGTGTTTTGTTGTATAATCGCTCTCAGCTCTGCAATTTGTCTGTTTTGATTCTTAATTGCTTCAGCTTGCATAGCATTCTCTGCAACAAGCATCACAACTGCTGTTTCTAGTTTACGTTTCTTTTTGATTCGTTTATTCATTGCTTTCTCCTGTTTTTATTTTATAACACTGTCATAATCGACCTCTCCGTAAGTTGAGCACCTACAATTCGGATGTAGCGGTGGCATGGTTACAGCTGTCGCTCCTTTTTCTACCTCGAATCGCTCTTTATCGTAAGGCGTGCAAATCTTACAGGCACCTGGTTCACAAACAAAAATATAATGCGTAAATCCGTTTTTCTTGTAAGCGTCCAGTTGCACATCGCTTCTAATTCTTGCGCTTTCGGTTTTAAGAAGTCTCAGTACTTCATGCTCTGCAACATCAAAACGTCTCATCAACCGTTCTTTTTCTTTTTTATACCCTTGCATGTCAGTGGCTATACGAGAAAGCGAACTAAAAAGGTTTTTTTGTGTCTCGTGATATAAACCGTTATTCCCCCAAACACGTTCGGAAAAGTTTTTTCCGTAAAAATCAGCGTTTAGGATACCTTTCAAACGTTTAGCAACTGACCCTTGACCACCTAAAATCCCAGCTTGACGTTTTAACTCATCAAGCGCAACTTTTTCTCTAGCAAGTTGCATCTGATTGTCCATTTTGCTGTGCAATTTAAGTAGTTCGTAGTTCAACTCCGCTTTTAATAACTCCTCTCGACTTACTTTCATTTTCAAGTTATATACACTTAGCCACATATTCGCCTCTTTGCTAAAATCACGTTTAGTAACGGCTTCTTTAGCCATATTTTGATAAGCTGCAACATCAAAACCGTCCGCCAACTTCTTCGCAGTACACTTATCAAGTCCATGTTTGTCAGCATAACGCATATAAAAACGGTCTATGTTCGCTTCTACTTGCGCTTTAGACTGCGTATATAACTGCTTTAACATAGCTTCGTGATCTAAATCCGTCTTGGCCCATGCGTCCATAGCTTTTCTTTCACGGTTATAGGCTATATTACTGTTCGTCTGTTTCACGTCTTAGCACCTCCAAGTCAAAATCAGATAATGCTGGGTTGTTGTTCGCTTCTTCTTGTCGCTCTGCTTGGATATTTTTAAATTCTTTAGTTGGGTCCTCTACAATATCCGTGATTGACATCGTTGTCCTCTGTGACAACTCACCACCCAGCGTTTTAAACGCATCAATTTTTTCCTGCAACGACTTAGGTAAGTTTGGTGTAAATGTGATTTTAAGCCTGTTAATATCAAAACCATCAATCTCTTTAAGCAATTGACTGATACGTGCGATAAGTTTATATCTACGTTTAAGCGACTGTTCAAACAGCGCTTGCATATCTACACGTTCCTGGTCAAGTCCAAACACCTTCCATTTCAACGCCTCACCAGATTGTTGTCCCGCAAATTTGCTATCCGTCATATCTGGAGTGTTTGTAAACTTGTGTATATCTGACACGATACGTGTTTTATATGCCTCAGTACCGTTTACATCATACTGTTTATATAAGTATTTGGCATCTACAGACCCTTCACGACCATCTTGGTCGACAGGAGGCTCTAGATTGAGCAAGCGAGCTTTGCGCATCATGCGTAAGTACTCAATCACCTTAGCCTCTGTATCAACGTAATCAGGAAACGACACACGCCCAATAATCGCTAGGATGGCATCTGACAAGTCTTGCATATAGTTAGCTGTGTCAGACTGCGCTGCGTCGTATAAGTCAATCAGTGACAGCTCCGTCTCATAGTCTCCTAAGCCGTCATCGGTGTTTAAATACTCTGTAATTGGCACAGAACCAAAGCTATGTGCGCTACGGTCAATCTCTGTCAAATCACCGTCATACTCAAATCTAATGACTTTTGTCTTTGTGTAGACCTCTACAATCTTCAAAGTGACGTCTAGCAAGCTTTTATTAAAGTAGCGTACAGCCACTAAGCTAGACTGTTCAACGTCGTTTTGATAGACGATAAAAACCTGTCTAGGATCAAGTCTCACAACCTCTGTTGTGTCCTTCTTACTGCGATAGATAAGCTCATACGCCCTACCAACCTTAGACAAGTCCTTGACAAGTCTACGGTTTAGTTGGTGGAAGTTGTTTTTAGTTGCAATATCCTTTAACAGCTTTTGTTGCTCATCTGTGCCGTCTTCGTACTCCACACGGATTGGATTGCCGACAAGATAGCCTTGTTTAATTGTTGAGATATACTTGCCGTAGTTATGCACAGCACGCACATCAGCCATGTCCTCGTCTTTCCTACGGCCTGTTTCGCAGATGTCGTGGTTGTTACCCTCGGCATAGTCTAAAAGCTCTTGAATGCGTGGTTTTTGCGTTTTTTCGTGGTGTTCAATCATTTCACGGAGTAGCTTATATTTTTCGGTTAACAAGCTTTCTAGACTTTCCGCTTGATACCTCATGCGAGCTTCACGGTGGAACCTAAACTCTAATGTTTTAGTCTTTCCCGTACTATCTCTAAATGATTCTGTGTACATTATTTTCCTTTCTAGTAACCAAAACCAGCCCTAAGAACTTCAAACTGATTTGACTCGTTGCTTCTGATATGGTATTTTTCAAGCGCATATCTAATCGCATCAATAACGTGGTTATTCTTATCTATCGGTTCGTTTAACCAATTACCTTCTTTGTCTTGCTTAAAAGTGTAAGTATTAAACTCTTCTATTGTGTGTTCACAAGAAGGGTGGATGTATATTTTAAAACCTTGCATAAACTGAACTCCTTGCATAATAGACCCTTTACCCTTAAGACTGGCAACAATACCAGATACACCTTTGCTTTTTATCTCTGCTATGAGGCGTTTTTCGGCGCTATCCCCTGCGATGTAAGACCTATGCAAGTTTTTATCTCTTATCATTTTGACAATATGATCTGTTAACATAGCCTTTTGATAATGTTCGTTGTAAAGCCATAACTCTTTGTTTGCGAGGTCAACTGCAACACATATAAGAGTTGTAGGGTCTTGAGTAAACCCAAAGTCCATACCGGCCGAGGTCTCTTTAACGCGTTGAATTGTTTTTTCAACATCAAAATCTACGACTTCAAAGTTATCAAAAACAAGACCTTCAGCAACGCCCCATTCACCATCGCACACGATTCTAGCCCGCCTTGGATTAGTCTTGTACAAATCTTCGTAGCGTCTTTTATCGACATCATCAAGCCATTCGTTTACTCTAAATGTTGTAGTCCCAGAAAATGTATCAGCCCGTTTAGTTTCTTCATCAAAAAAGACACGTTTAAGCCAATGTCTTTCTGACCACGGGTTAAACGTGACTGTTATCTGTTTAAAAAAATCAGGAGCATCTAAACTACCGCGGATTGATTCGACAACTGTTGAAAACTTATCTTCGGTCTCAATTTGATAAGCCTCTTCAAACCAAGCCCAGCACAAAGCGCCAACATCGACAGTAATAGATGTGATTTTTAACTCATCATCAAGTCCACGGAACAGTATCTTTTGGCCCGTTGCCTTTACAGTTATTTCTGGCAAACTCTCATTAAACTTAAAAAGGTGTGTAACCTTTAATTGATTACACGCCCATTTAAAATCGGTATAAGTAGATTGTTTGTTAGTGTTTGAGTATCTACGGATGACCAATAAGTTAGCCCAAGGGTACTTCAGCAGTCTGACGATAAAATTTAAAGCAGTCGTTTTAGATTTTTTAGATCCACGGCTGCCTTTAACTACTCGATAAAAATTTCTAGACCGCCAAAAAGCGCCATAACCTATACCGATTGTTGATGGCAAATCTACTTTGATTTCTAGCTTTGGCTTAGTCTGGTATGTCGTCTTCATTGACAAACACCACCGTTCCTTGCACCTCAGCCTCTATCTTATCGGTAAATAACCTGTACCGTTTGCCTAGTAGCTCAGCTGCCTTGATTCTATCCTTGGCACCAACATCGATGTCAACTATCTTCTGACCAAACTCTCCAACGCTAATGAGCGTCTTTTCTTGTTGGTCTCCTCGCATAATTGAAGTGAGATATTGTAGGACTTCTTCTTGCGTAGCAATCTTTTCAGATTCAAGTTTTTCAAGCCGCTCGTCTATATAAGCTTTAATGTCAGGTTTGGTCAAGTTTTCTTGACCTATTGACCTTGCTGTCTTTTTACTATACCCTGCTTTAATAGCCGCTGCTGTCGCGTTAGCTGAGATGATGTACTCATCTGCAAAACGCTTCTGTTTTAGGGTTAATTTACTCAATTTTCCATCACCTCCAAGCATAGCAAAAAGGCAAGACACTATCTGCCTTACCTTCAAACTCATACTACCAATTTATCATCAAAAAGATGACAATTCCATACATTTTTGTGTCACATTCCTATTTTTTTGGAAAATATTTCTAGAATCCGCTCTCTTTTGCGGTAAATAGACTTACGCGACAGATGTCTTGTATAGGCAATTTCTTCCCAAGTGTTACTTGAACCAACGCCCCACCTAAGATTAAAAATATCAGTTAGTTCTTCATCCAAAAGATTTAACGTTGCAATAACTGCTTCTTTGAAATTGGATAGACCCTTTAGTTCCCTATCTGAATCCCACCTTGCAACCACATCCTCAGTAACTTTTGAAACAAAATTTGCTCTTCCTCCACCGATATTTTTATCTACCGCAGTATTCATATCAGTTTGTAGCTCAAGTTTTCGGAGTGCGATCTTGTTATCAATAAAACGATAATCAAACAGCCATTCGTCAAAAGCTTTTAACTGTGCATTAGATAATCTGCTCACTAAGTTTTACCTCCTCCAGAGTCATCTTATACGTCTTCCCCTCCGCTTTAAATGTTCGACTGGATTTTCCACCAGAACACATCCACATCAAGTCAAACGCTGCCGCTTGTGCTTTATCAAATCTGTCCATCCTTATCCTCCATTTTTCGTCAATTCTGCAATTCTCTTTGTCTGTCTAGCTCTATCATCACTAGCACGTTTAAGCTGCTTTTGTGTCCTACTTAGCTGAGCACGTAGTCCGTATATTTGCGGCTCGTAGTAACTTTTAAGTGATATGCCAAGCCCTGATACGACAATCAGCAGCATAACTGTTAGTGCAGTGATAATGATGTTTTTCTTTTTGATTGCTTTGTCTTTTTTTACTAACTCATAAAGCAAGCAATCAATCATCTGTTCTTCAGTCATTCTCCCGCTCCCTAGTATATTTTTCTTTAACTGTTGCTTCGCAAGAATTCCAAAACTTCAACATGTCTGGTTTTCGAGTAAAGGTTTTCTCTTCAAACTGAGGTTTTGCCTCAAAATTCTTTTCTCTACCCGTGTAGATTCTAACGACATATTCTTTTTTCATCTAGACTCCTAACTGCGCCTTAACTGCCTCAAGTAAGGCGTTCTGATTTTTTTCTTTGCCTTGTAAAATCCTAAGTACTTTTTCATCAACTGTATTTTCTGCAACAATGTGGTGCACAATAACGGGTTCTGTCTGTCCCTGTCTATCTAATCTGGCATTAGCTTGCTGATAATATTCAAGACTCCATGTTAGCCCAAACCAAACAATAATATGCCCGCCTTTTTGTAGATTAAGCCCATGCCCCGCCGATTGAGGGTGGCACAGAAGAATTGGTATTTTTCCGGAATTCCACTTGTCAACCGACGTCAGCTCTTCAGCCTGAGGAAATCGTTTCTTAAGTCTCTCAAGATCATGTTGATACTGGTAAAAAACTAAGATAGGCTGGCCTTGGCTTTCTTCTACTATGTTCTCAAGCGCGTCAAGTTTGTCGTCGTGTATAGCAACTGTTGCTTTATCATCATCATAGATAGCACCATTGGCCATTTGAAGTAATTTATTGGCCAAAACCGCAGAATTAGCCGCAGATATTTCTTTATTTTTAAACTCCAACACCAAATCAGCTTCAAGCTGTTTGTAGGCTTTCATATTAGATAACTTAACTGATACAACGTTGTTGGTTCGCGGCGGTAACTTGAGATAGTCTTTAGCTTTCATGCTGACACAGATGTCCTCAATCTTGTTATAGATTTCTGCTTCTGCACCATCCCTAAGTGCCCAACTGTAAATGATTAGGCCATTACGCTTATCAGGAACAAAATACTTGTCTTTAAATCGAGTCTGGCTCGTCTCAAGCCTGGCGCCTCTGTCCATCAGATAAATCTGCGGCCACAAATCAATCAAACTGTTAGGCGCTGGGGTTCCTGTTAGTCCTACAAGACGTTGGACTTTCGGTCTAACTTTTCGCAAAGCCCTAAACCGTTTTGACTTACTAGACTTAAAGCTTGACAGCTCATCAATAACCACAAAGGTAAACGGCCATTTAGTCTTGTAGTATTCAACAAGCCAAGTAACATTCTCACGATTAATCAAATAGATATCGGCTTCTGTTTCTAAGGCTTCAATTCGTTTTCCCTCACTCCCCAAAACTTTAGAGTAGGTGAAATCAAAATGCCATTTCCCAATCTCCGTTGGCCACGTTTCTTCCGCCACTTTTTTAGGAGCTACGATTAAAATCTTATGATCCTCGGAAAAAATATTTTGAATCTCATCTATTGCCGATAGTGTTGTCAGCGTTTTACCAAGGCCCATGTCAAGTAAAAGGCCACAATAAGGGTGCTCTACTATCCATGTCTTAGCGTATTCTTGATACTCATGCAGTCTCACACCCAGTTCTCCATTTCTTTTAAGGCTATGTCCACTGATTCGTAGGAGTCAACAACCCAAACGTGCTGCCCAGCCTTTTTTATTTTTTTGTGCATTGCAACTTGACTGGGTCTTGGTTTTTTACCAGGCGCTTTGACCTCTACAAAAAAGGTTCCCGTGTTCATGACAACAATTCTGTCAGGCACTCCTATCGTCCCTGGACTTGCAAATTTTAAACACAGCCCTTTTGTTTTCTTTTTCAAATAATTTTCAATGTCTTTTTCAGTCCTCATCTTTCCTCCTTTGGTCAATAAAGGTCAGGGTTACCGTTTTTTTTCAACTTATTTTCTCTTTTTATATATGTGTTTTATATATGCCTTATTTTATATATATTTATTTTTTATATTTATATTTAAGTTAATAGAAGAAAAGTGGTAGATTGGTAACCATAGGGGCTAAGCTATTGCTATGAAAGGTTTCTTAGGGCTACCAAAAAGCTACCAGGGCTACTTTTCGAACCCATTTCTAAGGGGCGAGTTACTAAGTTACCGATTTTTCCAATTCAGTTTTGATTTTTTAAAAATTATTTTTAAATTTTTTATTTTTAAAGTTTGAAAAACCGGTAACTTGGTAACTTTTTTCTAGGGTTACCAAACTCTAATCCCAAAAAAGTAACCTCTAAAACTCACTTTTTAACTTAAAACCGACCCAATTTTTGGCTTGCTTTCCTCCAGATTTAACGTTTTTATTTTCATAATTTAGCTCTCTTAGTCGGTGGTTAAATGCATTTTTTGCCAAAGGTTTGTAGCCTGAATCCTGACAATAGAACTTGTAGGCTGGGTAGACATCCCTAACAGGAACTTTGAAGTCTTCACCAAGTTCACACTCGTCTTCAAGGAACATGGCCACGACATCGTTGCCTTTTTCCCATTTCTCGACACTTGACCTCATGCTGGCACTAATACTGAAATCTCTCTTACTTAAGGCCTTTCTAAGCCCCTCCATCGCCCTATTAAAGATACCTGGAACCTCGCTCATAACCTTATCTAGCGGGTATTTCGCCTTAACTTCCTGCGTTAAAACCTTATCCATCTCGAGGATCATCATGCGGCGTTTAAGTCCTCCGCTGAAATCTCGCATAGGTGGGAGCTCATTCATGGCAAAAGACAGCTTAGCATAATTGTAAAAGTTAATCGGCTCTTTATTCTTACGGTCTGCGTGAATAGTATCCTCCCCCGTCAACATTTTAAGTGTTGCACCATCTGCTAAGTATTGAGGTTTAGCATCGGTATCGAAGTTAGCAGTCTTTCGATATAAGCCGATTTTTGCAAAGCGTTCTTGCATCAGGTACTGCAGTGTCACGGCTGAGTAATTATCAGCACCTATCATTTCACGTAAAATATTAATCAGTGTTGATTTACCAGTACCGCCGCTGCCGTAGATGAATAGCATTTTTTGAATAGCATATTCGCGATAAAAGTTATAGCCAAACCACTCAAAGATGAAATCTATATTTTCAGCTCCGACGGTCTCCCTAAGAAAACCCTCAAAGGTTTCACAGGTCGCCTCGGGGTCATAGGCAACGGGATGGCTTGACCTTGCATGCAATTCTGGATCAAACTTAGTCTTAAAACTGTTATCCCTCAAGTCATAGACTCCGTTCGCTAGCACTATCTTGTTAAGATCGCTCTCAGTAAACACTTCGCTTGAGAAAGCCTGTGCCTTAATCGCTACGACGGTTTCGCTAATGTGCCTAATCTTAGTAATTTTACCGAGTTTCTTAGTTGAGATATAACTCTTCAAATACTCCTCTGCGTTTGGCAACCAGATGCCTTTTTTAGCGTCGTAGCGTAAAAATTCTAAGCCGTCCCAATAAATCGGAACCTCCTTAATAATCTGCGTTGCTAGCAAATAGCTATTGACCTCAGGTTCGCCCCCCTCATCAATTTCAAGCCAGCTTCTGTCATCTTCGACTGGTAACTCTTCATCGAAATCGCCTAAAGCCTCCGCCATTAAATAGTCTTTAATTTCGGGTAAGTCAGAGACAAAAGCATTCATCGCTTTACTTGATGGCAACTTATTAGTAGGAGTATTATCTTTAGCCTCGCTATCTTGCTCTCCGAATTTATGGATACGAACAAGGTCGTATGCATTTACAAGCGTATCCCCCACGGGATCTGTCCCGTGATGGCTATAAGCGAAGACATCATCATAGATGACTAAGCCATTTGCGGTTGAACCCTCAGTGTAGGTGTACCTATCAGGAGTCGTTCCTTCTTCATAAACCTCGGGCAAGAACGTTGCAATGGCCTGTCTAATGTCATAGTTACGACAAAAGGCTCCAATAAGCCCTTTTTTACTAAGTGGGTCACCTTGTTTTTTAGCTTCACGCTGTCTTTTAACAGCGTGCGTCGGGCTTTCTGGCCAGAAGCTTGAGTCACGCCAGTCCGGGTATGTATCAAGCACCTCATCAACACTTAGAAAAGCCTCGTCGTTATATTTAAACGTAAAGTCAGCATCTCTCGAGTGGCTCGGCCAGAACATCAAACGCACACTTTGATAAGTCGTGTCATCAAAGTTCGACATGCCTAGTTGATTAGCCAAATACCTAGCGACTGGCTCATATTCATCAGGCATCATTAAACGGTCAGTAGGGATAATAAGACGGTACTTAGCAGCTTTTTTTGAGTGGCTGTGAGTACTGTAGAGTACGTATGCATAGTCTGCAAGCAGGTCTAGCCTATCTAAGAAATCTTTACTTGGGCTATCTGCGTCAAGCGCAACCAAGGACCTACTTTGAACATTTTCGTTTTTCCGTTTACCCTGCTTTAGCCACCCGCCGACAAAACCTCCTACGTCTTTTGCTTGCCCTTTTTCTGCTCGAGACATCTTCTGGTACTCCGCAAACGTCTCTTGGGTGACTGTAGGTTTCTCTAATCTCTCAACCAGCTCCTGCCAAGTTAGCGTAATATTTTTCCACGTCTTAGCTGTTCGTGAATTACCCGTTGCGATATGAAGCTCTTGCAGAGGAGAAGACTTTACTATTAGTTTTTCTTGCTTCATCTATCTAATCCTTCATATAATACTTTGTTACGTAGCCTTCGCTATTTAAAGGAAGACCCTCCGCCCATTCAGGAGCCTGAGCCATCAAATCATTAACCTCTTCGATTGTCAGGCCTGAGCCTTCGATAATAGCCTCATCATGAACGTGGAAAACAACGCCATAGCCTGCAGCTTCAATCCTCAGAAGCGCTTCAGCTAGAATATCCCTGGCCGTCGCCTGAACGATATTTTCGACAAGCTTACCGCCGTAAGTCTCTTGCGCTGTGAAGTAGGCCTTATCTCCTTGGCCCTCATAGACGATTTTGTCTCCATAGTCGCCTGGCTCAACCTTGGCTCTTGCATAAGCTAAGTTCCTACCGCTAGGCAATGTTATAAAGAGGAAACCTTTACGGTATCTAAATCGTAGTTTTCCAAGTTTTATTGGTGCTCTCGATTTGATAGCTTTGATGGCGGCTCTCTGCACATCTTTCCAAAATTGGACGATTTTCTTATTGGCCCTGCGCCAGTCATCAACTAGCCCTTGGAGCTCCTCTTCCTTGACTCCCATATTTAGAGCTCCCATCTGCTTGAGCGCTCCAGGACCTCCTTGATAACCAAGTGCCAACTCTGAGATTTTGCCTTTTTGGCGTAGTTCTTTATCAATCTCCTCAATTGGAATTCCGAACATCTGGCTAGCGGATGCCTCATAGATTTTTCCGTGCGTCGAAAACACGTCAAGCCTCCACTGTTCTCCGGCAAACCACGCAATCACCCTAGCCTCAATCGCTGAGAAGTCAGAGACGTAGAAGGTACAGCAGTCTTTGGCCACGAGTGCCGTTCTTACTAGCTGCTTTAAAGTGTCGTTAAGACTATCGTATAAAATCTCCACAGCATCAATATCACGCTTTTTAACATACTCCCTAGCATCATCTAGATCCTTTATATAATTCCTAGCTAAGTTCTGTACTTGGACAACTCTGCCCGCCCATCTTCCTGTCCGGCTAGCCCCGTAAAACTGAAGTAGCCCATGAACTCGTCCATCTGAGCACATAGCTCTTTCCATAGCTTCATATTTTTTTAGACTTGACATTGCGGTTTGTAGTTTAAGTTCTAAGACTCTCTTAAGTTCTCCTTCAGCCGTCTTAAGTTCCTGTTCAACATCTGCTTTAGTCAGCCCATTAGCCGAATAACCGTGTTCTTTTAGCCACGGTAACAACTGCGCCCTGCTATTAGGATTATCAAGTCCTGTTAGAGCTTTTAGTTCACCGGACAAACTTTCCATCTTAACATCTTTGCAATACAAGGCCGAAGCAACTAACTCTTTATCAAGCGCCACGCCTCTGTCGTTGATTCTCTGGTCGCATGCGTAGTAGTCCCATTCACGGTCGTGCACAGGAACTGACTCTAGTTTTTCGGCAATTGCGATCTCAACAACAACGTCTTGGATGCAGTAGTCAATAAACATTTGCCACTTTTCGGGGGCGTGTTCTGGTAAATTTCTAGTTCTCCCACCGTTAGCTTTACTTGGTTTGCAAGGAAGGGAAAAGTATCTGATTAAGTTTTTACCCGAGGTATCTTTTTCCTGCGCTAATTTTAAATACAGCGCACACTTTTCCAAGCTTGAAGGCAGACCCAACTCTTGGGCCAGCACCATAGTGCATTGCCATTGGCAAGGATCTAGATAGTAAGGTAGACCGAGGTAACGACTGAGACAAACTCTTTCGAATTGGGCATTAAAGGCGTGCTTTCGGACTTTATCATCAAATAACATATCTTTGATGTCTTCAGGTAGAGACTGCCTTGTCAAATCAAGGCACTCTACTTCTCCGCCATCTATAGAGTAAGCGAAAAGTAAAATCTCAAAATCTTCTGCGTCAGCGTACTTGTAAACCCCATTTTTGATGTCATTCGAACTATAGGTTTCAATATCAATATTTAAATGTCTCATACCTCTCCTTTAAAAATGAGGAGCCTCTAAAGAGGCCCTCTACTATAAAATGTCATCTTCGTCCTCTTCTTCGTTCCACTCGTCAAAATCTGCATCAGCTGACGAACGGCCGCCAAGGTAGTCTCCTTTAGCAACAATTTGGACGTTGTTTAATCCGCAAGAGATTCCTTTATTTCCCGCTGTGTTGTAAGCATAGGCATTAAGTGATACGCGAGCATAGACGCCAGAGTAAACTTCATCCGCTGAGTCAACGGGGTTTTTATACTTGTCAATGATTTGTGGCTTAGTTTTACTTGACACTGACATGAACACGTGTCCAGCGTACTCTGGGTGCTCTTCGGTATCCATTTCTTCGTCGCCGTCACGAAGCGTTGTCTTAACGCGCTCCCATTTAACCCCTTTGAGTTTATTGTCCTTGGCAGCCTCATAAGCAGCTTTCTGCGCGTCTTTAATTTTCTTGATTGTGACTTTGTCTGTTTTTGGAATTAAGATAACTGTTGAATACTTAGCCTCTTGACCTTCAAAGGCTTTAGGCTCTAGTAAAGCTACATAGCTTAGGCGTACTTTTCCGGTTACTACTTTAGTTGTGTTTGGTGTCATAATTATAATTTCTCCTATTCAAAATCTTTAATTGCTTGTTCTAAGCTATTTAATGCGGGTCGCTTGTCGCTATTTTTAACAAGGACAGGTTTGCCCTGTGGTTTATCAATTACTTCTGCTAATAAATCAGCAAAAGTGGTTTTACCTATTAACTTTTCAAGAGTTCCCATTGCTAACAGCTCTTTCGGTTTAAAAATCTCATCGTCAAAGCCGTTATCTTGTAAAATATCAATTGCTTTGTCTTTATCAGTGATGACTCGATTACTTCTACCTTCAACAATCTTATAGCCTGGAACTTCTTTTCCCGAGAGTGCTTCTTTCAGGGCATAGGCTTCAACTGACTCAACCCACTTCTTTATAGCTGAGGCTTTGTCAAGAATCTCTGCGACGGCTTCATCAGATAAATAGACAGGCTCCTGATAGTCATATTTATCAATTAATTCCCAATTTTCTTGCGCTCTTGGTACCAATTTAGCTGCGACAGGAGACCACTGCAATACTTTTTCACTTAGGTTCCAGTCACCAATGCCTGCGTCTGCTTGAGCGGCCATAGGCAAGACAACATTATCCGCCCAGTAGAGTAACTCCTCCACGTAAATGTCAACAGAACTAACCGAATCTAAACGTGGCTGAATAATGGTCATTTTGATACGGTCAAAGTCATAAACCATATCGTAGGAAGCATAAGCTCCTAGAGCGTACAGCCCCATCTGTGGGTTTTGGTTAGCAGACACAGGCATGCCCTTGCCATACTTAAGATCAATAATTTCAATGACCCCATCCGCTAAAATGACAACATCCGAAGTCCCAAAACCGCCAGGCACCCAGTCGCTAAAATCAACCCGTTTTTCAAGTTCAATTTCGGCGTTCTCATAAGCATTTAGGTGCTCCATAACAATATCTGTGTAAAGTTCCGTCATCTCTTCCATCTCTTCGTTGTAGAAGTCTGAGTTTTCCTTAAAAGCCTTGGTTAACGTGTTAAATTTACGCTTGGTGATTTTACCAGACTTGTACATCAGTTTGATTTCAGAAAGCTCATGGGCGCTTGTGCCCTCTTGAGTATATACGGTATCGCGGCTAGGATAGTCTGCTTCTAATCTCGGCAGCATAGGGCAATAAAGCCATCTGTGAGCACTAGAAGCAGACAGTAGTGCGTGATTTTCTACTGGCATTAGAGGGACTCCAACTTCTCAGCAAACTCAGCAAACTGGTTTTCTTCAAGTTCACCAACTTTTGCGACGTTCATCTCTTTCAAGACTTCCTTGATGTCCTTTGACTTCCCTTCTTCAACCTTGGCTTTAGCCATTTTCTTAATATCAGCTAATGTCAAAGTTACAGACTCTTCTTTCTTTTTAGGAGCTGGTTTTTTTTCAACAACATCCTTGGTTACTGTCTTCGGCATATCCAGAGCTTCACGCATAGCATCGAAAACACCTGCCATGCTCTCTGCTTTAAAAGTTACTTCAATCATTGTGTTTCTCTCTTTCTGTGTTATAATTTAATTGTGTATAATTGTTGACGGTTACCTAAGCCGTCTTTTTTAATGCAATCAATAACCTCACCTCCCCAAAAGCCCTTTAATATCAAGAATGTCTTTAGCAACCTGGCTGCGATAGTATGGGCTATCGTGTAAACCTTCCTCGTAATAGGGATTAGGCGCAAACTCCCAACCTCCGTTAGGCAACTCAACTTCGATAACATCGTTGTCAATAATTTCTAACTCACGTTCAAGATAAGCTAGTGCATATTCTAAATAGTTCATTTTCTCTCCTCAATTACTTGTTTTAAAGTTGTTAATATAAAAACTGCGTCTGCTAAGGCTTGGTTTTGGGAGCAAGAGAGCCCCCCCTGGCGTAAAATATCATTTAAACCAGCTAGGGTTTCACCTATGAGTTTTATTGAAATATTCATTTCTTTTTACCCCACAAAAATTCTTGCCATGACAAAGTTGCACCTTTAAATTCTTTCTCAGCCAACTTAACAAAGTTCCTCCTATCCTGGTCTTCTTTAAAAGTTTCCTTAGCTAATCGTCTCCAAAAGGCTTTTCTCGTCGCTTGACGCTCTAAGAAAGTTTCACTGAATTTAAAATCATTTACTTGATAAAGAGCTTCATATTTCTCTACGCCATTTAACGTCGGTAGCTCAATCCAAAGCATCAATTTTAAATCTTGCTTGATAGCACTCAACTGAGCAGATAGGATAGGTAAGCTATCTCGTCTTTCAGCTTCAGGTTTAACTAACCCCCCCTCAATCCGATTAATTTTCTTAATAATTTTTTCAAAAGTTGTCATCATTCTGCGCCTCCTAGTTTAATGAGTTTGTCAATAATACGAAGTTTTTCCTCTGAGTATTTCCTGTAACTAATTCTCAAATTTAACAAGAGTTCCTCGTCCGAGATTTCGCCCAATTCATTTAACTCAAACAGAGCTTCTACTGTACTCTCAAAATCTGTCGCATTAGCTAACAGTAGCTTTTGTAATTCCCATTTAGACATAGCGTTCTGCACTCCATTTCTTGCTGTTTTCTAAAGCTACTTCCCTAAAAATTTTTCGCTTATTCTCTGGCGAGTTGTGTTTTTTAATGACTTCATGTTGAAGCCTAGTAATGATCACTAAGATGATTGTTGTTGTTAATAAAAATAGTTCTAGTTTGTTCATGTTATACTCCTACTCTTTTTTCGAATTTAATATTTTCAAGCATTTCTGGCAGTGTCTCTTTTTTTGTTTTATAACGATTGCGAGATTTCCACTGTACAAACAGTTTGAATCCTTCGTAATCAATGAATACGATTCTATGCGTTGGATTTAATACAAACTGTTTAAAGTCTGGATGATCACGCATTTCTGTCGCCCACTGCTTTGCAGTAGCAACTGTCAACCCCTCCCATTGTTGAATCAAGTGTTTATAATCACCATGAGAAGCTGTTTCATTAACATCAACTGCTCTATAAGTAATTTCTGCTTTTGGCATATTAATATCCTCTCTCTTGTGGTATAATTAAGTAAATTAATCTAGTTTTGAGTCCGATTGCCGTCGGACTTTTTTTGTTATCTGAATTCGTCCAAGCTGACGCCCAAGACATCGGCAATTTTAACGACATCATCAAATTTCAATGATTTTTTTCTTCCTTTCTTTAGATCAATCAAGCAATTTTGGTTCAATCCAGCCTTTTGTGACAGTTCATATTTGGTCATTTTTTTCTCAATTAATAGAGCTTCGATTTTACCCCACATAATTCCTCCTAAGCACAACATGTAGTTGTTGATAACTTTTTATATACAATATATTGATTTTTCAATATAGTCTTGATATAATATTCGTATGATTCAACAAGATCTCTCGAGAGACCTCTACTCTTCTAATCTTGTTTAGTCAAATAAGCAAGAAAGGAGATTAATTATGGATACAAAAGAATTTATGAAAGTTGTCTCAAAACATATCAACCAAAATTTCAATGTTGACAACCAATTAGTTGAATTTGTCGTTGCGGAACTTAATCAAATGAATGCACCTATTACACAAAAGCAAGCTCAGCATATCGTTAATATTTTGGAGTATGTCTCTAAGTCAACCTCTAAATCTACTATCGCAGCTATGACAAATGCATTGTTAGAGCTTGGCGTACTTAAGGGAGATTGATGCAATCAACTTTACCGGTTTTTATCAGTTCAGGGTCTATCTTATGATAGGCTCTCTTTTTCTCTCCGCTATACGGATATCGTTTTGGTCTCATGTGCTTCCTTTCTGTTGTATAATGTAGTTATCCTATTAGGAAGGAGGGTAACTAAATGAATTTAGAAGAATTAACTCCTCTATTGAATAGTATTGATGATTTTGAAACTGTTATTTTACATAGTCTTGTCGGAGACTTTGTTATTGATCATTGGATTGAGCCTAATCGCAAAAATGAAACTCTCATTTTCATGCACAATGACCAAACAACAGAATTAAAATTATCAGCTATTCTCGGAACTTCCACTATTCCTAAGTCCCTCTAGCAAATTGCGGACTTTTTCGGAACGTTTGCCTGCATATTTTGATTTTCCGAGTCTCCAACTTAGTAGGCGATGTTCCTCTTCTGATAAGTAACCTGCTCTTTGTAGCAGGTTTTTTGCTATCTTCCATGGAATCACTACATCTACTTCATCCATGTTTATTACCATTTCTTCAAGTTCTTCTAGTTTGTTTTCTATTTCGTTCATATGTGTCCTTTCTAAATTTTGTGTTATTTTTGTCAACTTTTCTATGAAATTAAAATGGCTTCTAGGACTTTTCCGGGGTCTACCCCTAAAATATCCGCTAGCATTGCCACTTCTGACGCATCAAATGATTTTTTTGGTTTTTTACGTTTCTGATAAAATCCAGAGCGTGTAAAACCCATTTTAGTCGCGATAACTTTCTTTTTAATTCCGCTATCATCAATCAATTGCTCGAAAGCATTTTCCTGCATTCCCCCACCTCCTTTCTATCTGTTTTTAGTTCCTCCAATCTGCTATAATATGGGCAGAAAGGAGGTGAATGTGATGGATTTAAATCAAGTTCGATTATTGGAAGCTTGCTTTGTGTACTTAAAAACTAGATTAGACAGTTCTATGCAAACCGAACTGGATGATAGTAAGTTATTCTTTGAAGTAAATGGCAATATGTTTACCTTTGATACTTATGAAACGAAGTATGATAGATATGACTTTATTGAGAATAACTTAGGAAATATTGAAGTTTCAGTTGATTATAAATCTTTGCGTGAAGTCAGTGATTTATTTGAAGCAACTAGAATTAACGAACACCAATCTGTTACCTTAAGAAATATCGATAACACAGATATGGCTAAAAAGTTAATTTTCAAGACACTTACGCAAGTCGATTTAAAGAACCTTAAGGGAAAATACCCAGATTTTAAGACAAACAATTTTGCTTACAACGTTCATGACTTGACGCTTAATAAGCACTTCAGTTGCTATCAATTTTCAGAAAACGATTCATTTAAGTTAATAGCTATTGATTAATTGTTATTTAAAATTCCAGTAAATTGGAATTGTTCAAGCTTTTGGACTGCTTCTCGTAGTTCAGAAGCTTTTTTTAAATAATCGTCATAAAGTTCTTCAAACTCCTTTGTATTTTCAAGCTCAATTGCAATGTATTTCTTCACGAATGCCACCCCCTTTCTGTGGTATAATTTAAATAAAAATGATTGGAGAAAATCATGGATTTATTGAAAAATACCAATTTTTTAATTCCGTTAATTTCAGCAATAGTCTCTGTTTCTTCTATTTTTATAAGCAATTGGCTTGGTTATAGAAGTCAAATCAGGAAATTAAAATTTGATGAAGAAAAAGAAATATACCTAACTCTCTATGTACCGTTAATAAAGTGGATGAATTCCCAATCATTCAATAACAAAAGTTATTATTGGCTAGTGGCGTTCCCTAGATATACAACAAATACACAAGATTTTCTGACAGGCTTGTTGTTAAAAAATTTTGAAAAATTACCAGTATCAGTTGCTATGAGATACTCTGAATACACCCTAAATTCTGCAACCTCTTTACATTTTTATCGTAACACCGAATACGATTATGATTATGAAACATTTGCCAAAAAAGCATCTGAATTATTTGATCTCATTATTGAACAATTGCTAACAGAAGGGACAATATTATCCCAAAAGCTAAGCTTACCAAACTTATCCAAATCCACTTTAGAGAACTTTTTGGCGGACAAGAAAAACTATATCGGTCCCAGATTTTTATCACTAGAAACCCATAACAAACCCCTAAGACCTGAAAGACCACTGCCATTTTAACTCCCCCCCTTTCCGCCCCTTGTGGGCTTTTTATTTTGTAATAAACCAAGCTGCTAACCAAGTGATACCACCTAACACCACCAGCGCTGGCAATAAGCCACCTTCAAATTCGATGCTTGTTTTTTCTTTGCCATCATGACTAGTAAACGTGTGTTCTAAGTTGCCAAGCATTAGCTTTTTCCAATTCATGCAACCCCTCCTTTCATTCTTGCGGAGATACAGCCAATGTGCTAAACTAAACTTACCCCGTTAGGGGGAGAGGGCTTCTTAGCCCTCTAATTATCCTCACCACTCTATTGAGTAGTGAATCTTAAGCTTAAACCAAAGAATCTTGATTTCGACTTCTAGTTCTTTGCGTTTAGGCTTTTTGTTTAGCCTAGATTTCATCAGCTGTACCTCCTTTCGTTTTGCTTAATCCCTTAAGCTTGATTATAGTTTAACACTGTGTTTCCTTTTTGTCAACTATTTTGTGTTAAAAAAGTCAACTTTTTTGAATTTGATTTTTTGCTATTTTTGTTGACATTTTGTAAACATGTAATTATAATGTAGATAATTAAGCTATAAAAAGGAGAATTTATATGGCTTCCACTATCGCATTTCCGGCAATGGTCAAAGAACTTAGGCTTGGTAAGAATTTGACTATGGAACAGTTAGCAGAAGAACTTGGAAAAACAAAGTCGACAATATCAAAATGGGAAAAAGGGACGCGTTCTCCTAAAATATATGAGATTGAAGAGATAGCAAAATTCTTCGGTGTAGAGCCTAAGAAAATGATGTTTGGAGATAATCCCACTTCGATCAATCCCCAAGTCGAACTTATCCCATCTACTCTACAAAAAATAAACTCTACTTCTTCTCAACTAGAACACAGTAGACAGATAATTGTTTTAGATACAGCTGAGACTTTATTGGAACAACAGAAAGAAATTAAAAACAACGAAGATACTATTGCCGAATTATTTTCTTACAACTACTACGACCACGCAGCTTCAGCTGGTACAGGTCAGTATCTAAATGATGTACAAGTAGAAAAAATTGAGTTACCAGTCGATTATGACGCAGACTTTGTTATCCCTGTTTATGGTGATTCCATGGAACCGAAGTATCACTCTGGGGATTATGTATTTGTTAAGCTATCCGTAGAGCTTACAGATGGCGATATAGGCGTCTTTGAATACTATGGTGACGCTTATATCAAACAGCTACTTATAAATGACGAGGGGGCATTTCTGCACAGTTTAAATAGCAAGTATGAAGATATACCGATAGATAGAGATAGCGACTTTAGAATTATTGGTGAAGTCGTTGGAAGTTATTCGGGAAATCATAGCTCATGAGTGATGGTTAAAGAATTTAGGTTAGGAGATTGATATGAAGTTTTGGAATTTGGTAGTTAAAACTCTAAAACAGAAAAATAATCAGGCTGTAGCTGAAAAGGTTGTAAAAATTACCGAATCGACTACTAATATAAAGTCACCAAGCTATCCCGACTTAAATAAGTATAGAGTAAATCCAAGCGGGAAAAGATATGATGATACATACATAACAGGTGTAGGATACAAACTACGTGAGATTTTATTGTTGGTGTGGTGGGGGCGTACTAAAAACCCCAGAAAACCGACAAGTAAACCGCCACGCTACTTCTTCTACGATTATCATTTAAATACTAAAAAAACTACAGATATGTTTATTCGAGATGGATTGCTTAAAAAGAATAAAGAAGGGGGTATTACTTTAACACTATCGGGGAAAGTTCTTTACGATGAGTACAAAATCCTCTGGGAAATACATTCGTATAAAGGATATATCGGTGAATTACCAAACATGGATAGAGTGTTCCACGGATGGAATTACAACTCTTATAAGGCCAATAACAATTTATTAGAGATTAGACATTTAGAAGACATTGTAAAATACAATACAATTATGAGAGATCAATATAAAAAAGGTAGCAATGAATATAATGCGTTTCAACAAGATATTGAGCAAGATAAAAACCAGATAGCACTATTGTTCAACGAACATCAATTGCTTGAAAATATCGATAATTAGTTAATCTAAAACAAAAAGCCCCACGCTCTCAAAGTTTGGCGACTCTGAGCGTGAGGCAAGACAGTATAGTAAAAACCTGCTTCGCAGTAGGTCTCTTTACTATACCTATTTTAACAGAAAATGAGGTAAAAAACAAATGTGGATAGAAGAAACTGATAACGGTAAATTCAAATTTCGTGAAAATTATAAAGATCCTTACACTGGAACATGGAAACCTGTATCCGTTACTATGGAGAAGGATAATTCAAGAGCTTATAAAGCAGCTCGAAAAATCCTTGAACAAAAAATAACAGAAAAAATAGCGCAATTAAAGGCCTCTGAGTTACTTTTCACGGAACTTTTAGATGAATGGTGGGCGTTTTATAAGAAAGAACTTAAAAGGTCGTCTGTAGCTTCTCTGAGGGGTAACATCGAAGAGATAAGGGAAACTTTTGGAATAGGTGTTAAAGTAGTGAATATTGATCCTAAATACGTTCAGAATTATCTCGATAACCTAGATTGCTCTAGGAATAAAAAAGAGCGTAATAAGTCTATGCTAAACTTAGCATTTGATTATGCTGTTGGTTTGGATATTATCCAAGATAATCCTGCAAGACGTGCTAAACTCCCAAGGGTAAAGAAAACTCTTGAAGACTGGAAAAAGGCTGAAGAAAAATATCTTGAAGAAGATGAAATTAAACCATTATTGAAAGAATTGTACAGAAGACCTAGCACTTACCGTCTTGGTTTGTTGGCTGAGTTTATCAGTTTGAACGGTTGTCGTATCGGTGAAGCTGTCAGCATTGAGCCGTGCAACTACGAATCTAAGTCAAGAATATTGCAGTTGCACGGAACATTTGATCATACAGAAGGATATCGTAACGGGGAAAAGACAGCACCAAAGACATTAGCTTCTTATCGTGAAACCATCATGACAAGTAGAGAACTTGAAATTCTACAAGAGTTAGAATTTATGAACGAACTAGAAAAAAATACAAATCATAGATATAGAGATATGGGATACCTTTTTACAACAAAAAACGGTGTTCCAATTCAGACTAACTCATTCAACTTAGCTTTAAAAAAAGCTAATGAAAGATTGGAAGACCCAATTACAAAAAAACTTACTAGCCACATCTTCCGTCACACTCTTATTAGCCGTCTAGCAGAGAATAACGTGCCGCTAAAATCAATCATGGAACGTGTAGGACATGCAGACGCTAAAACTACTGCCCAAATTTATACGCATGTCACAAAGAAAATGAAATCAAGTGTAGCTGATATTATGGAAAACTATTAA